GTCAAGCTAGGCTAAACGGGTTTACAGAATTTCACTGGTCATTTAGTGGCGGCGAACCAACTGCATACAAATATTTACTCGATTTAACCAAACATGTCGAAAATGATTTAGAAAGTCCGTACCAAAGTGTGCATATGACTACAAACCTAAGTCCAGGCAGCAAGTGGTGGAAGAATTGGGCAGACATTACCATGTCCATGCAACGTAGAAGTATTACAGCAAGCTATCACTCAGAGTTTGCTAAAGAACAAGAGTTTGGCGATAAGTGTTTACAGTTAATGTACGACAACGTGTATGTAACTGTTAACCAAGTTATGGTTCCGGAAATCTTTTATGAACTGTATAACCGAATGGAACGATTGCATAAGCGAGGTATTAATGTAACTCTTAAACCTCAAAGCAACTTATCAGCAACATCTGTAGTCGATGGCTACACTGAAGAAATGATTTACTTAATGCAAACTGGATTCCCTCAACGTGCAGACGGCGAGGACCTTTACCAAATAGCATTGTACGATCAAGATGGCAACGAACATTTGTTTGACCAAGCCGAAAGATTCAATGCGTTTGGATTCAATAGATTCCAAAACTGGAGTTGTAATAGTGGACACCAGAGTGTTATAATTAGAGGTAACGAAGTTAAACGTGCTTACAGTTGTTTTGATCAACCACTCGGCACGTTAGAATCTTTTGAATTATTTAAGGAGCCTACTTCCTGCACAACACCTGCATGTGTTAGTTCAGCGGATAGTAAAATACCAAAATGCAAGCAGAAATAAATTTAGATTTAGAGCATTTACATTATTGGATGTGTGCAATTCGACAAAGCAAAGATCCTATGAGAACAATGGATGCATTTTGGCGAGGACAAATTCAAAGTAAAGAATGGTTAATCGAAGAGTACAGTGAGGTTAAACACAATACTGTTACATGGCCCACGATTGATATACACGGTGGTTGGGTAGGTGTACTTGCCAGCATGTTCTTTCAAAGTAATTTGTACATTGAAAAAATTAACAGTATTGACATTGATCCAGAATGCGAAGCAACAGCAAACCTAATGAACCAATTAGAGTATCAGGTAGGAAAATTTAAAGCAGTTACAGCCGACATGACTACTTGTAGAAGTCATGCTGATGTTATCATTAATACTAGCTGTGAACATATTACACAGGACCAATATGATCTTTGGTTAAGTGGCATGCCAAATAACAGTATGATTATTTTGCAAAGCAACAATTACAACATACCTGAGCATGTACGTACAACTTCTAGTTTAGAAGAATTTAAAGAACAAAGCCACTTGCGAAACATTTTATATGCAGGCGAGTTAGAAACTCAACTTTATACCCGATACATGCTCATTGGATTCCCAGATGTTTAAATTTAATGAGTTAAGGTCTATTCATATTGAACTAACTAGCAATTGCCAAGCTAGTTGCCCTATGTGCGCTCGAAACAATCATGGCGGACTGCCAAACCCTTACTTAAATTTAAAAGAGTGGACACTTGATGATTTAAAATCAATCCTATCACAAGAAGTACTAGACACAGTTGATCGTTTATATTTCTGTGGTAATTTTGGCGATCCTATGTTGCACAACGACTTAGTTGAAATGTGCAAACATCTGTCGCAGGCCAAACCAGAATTACATATTGGCATTCACACAAACGGCGGAGCAAGAAAACCAGAATGGTGGGCAGCTCTTGCTAAAGCATTGCCAACTAACCATTGCGTACATTTTGGTATTGATGGATTAGAAGATACACATCACTTATACAGAGTAGGTACAAAGTACGAAACTGTAATTAAAAATGCTAAGGCATTTATTGATGCTGGTGGCAGAGCAGAATGGACCTTTATTAAGTTTAAGCATAACGAACATCAAGTAGATGAATGTAGGAACAGAGCAACTGAGCTTGGGTTTGAAAAGTTCATGCTTAAAAATAGTTCAAGGTTTTTAATAGAACCAAAGTATGATGTAGTTGATAAGACTGGCACTACAACACATATCATCGAACCTCCTACCGATACCGTTGTTAAGTTTATGCCTAAGAGCGTAATCGATTCTTACAAGAAGGTAGTTGCGGAAGCAAAGGTTGATTGCTATGTGCAGGGTATAAAAGAAATATACATTGACGCTTACAAAACAATTATGCCTTGCTGTTGGGTAAGTTCTATTCCTTACACTTACTACGACCCAAATCATGTAAACAATGATGTAAGCGGAGCAATGAAGGCTCAGTACGACAAGCTAGTTTCAGAGTTTGGCGGCATTGAGCAGTTAAATGCTAGCAATGGTATTAAGAATGTTGTTGAGTCCGAGACTTGGCAAACTATCTGGGAACGAAAGTGGACTACTGACAAGTTAATTACTTGTGCAAGAGTTTGCGGAAAGTTTGAAACAGTCGACTTTGGACAGCCTAACGATCAGTTTATTCAGTCCGATACTTTGTAGACCTAACGTCAGTTCCGCAAGTACACTCAACAAAGTTGCAGACTATTTCTTCTTCTAAGTCTTTAGGAAATACATCTCTGTAGTGGTTAAATCTTTTTATACCACAGTTCCCCCAAGTAGTATGCCCGTCATCAAAAATGCAAATAGACTCATAACCAGCCCTGCATTTCCAGCCATAGAAGTTATTTTGCTTCTTTCTAATAAGTTCAAACGCATCTAATTCTCCGCTAGTACCGTCTTTGTATTCTGCAAACGATTCCGTATCAGCTAACCACATATGTGTTTTTCTAAGTGCCGATTCTCGTTCTGGAGTAAACAGCCATTTTGAATTTGCATTGGCTAGGAAGTCTAATTGCTCTTGAGAATAGTTTGCTACAAAGCTAGCACCTGACCAGTTGTCCATAATCCTAATTGGAGTTACCTTTAAGTCTTTTAATTGAGATACTTGCTCTAGCCAATCAAGTGAAACATCCCAATGATCCGGGTCCATAATAACATACACTACTAGGAAAGAAGATGCTGCTAGTATTTTAAGTTTTTCTAAGTCTAACGTATGTTGGCTAGGATGTAATGTAATGCACCAGTTGTCTACTAAATGCTTTACTTCTTCGTAAAATCTAACAGTCCTAACACTGTTAGAATCTACAGCAACATTAAAGCCGGCACGCCTAGCAGTTTCTATTATATCTTTAAACTGCGGATGCGTTGTACATTCACCGCCCGTTATCTGTATTGCACGATCTCGGTTATCAAACCTCATCAAAAAATCTTCAAATTCTTTTAGATCAATTTCTCTGTGCTTACCTGCATTTAATGTATCTGGACAGTATCGACAAGAGTATGGGCAACTTCTAGTCATGACAAAATTGATTCGTAATGCATTTGGGTTTGCTATTTTAATCTTAATAATTTTATTCATTGCCTAGCAACCCTTCAATTAAACTTTTTGAATTATCGCACTTTCCGCAAATAGCAGCACATAGTGGATTACGACCTTGACTCATTTTTAAAGACCAGGATTCTTTAATTCTTTTAAACGTATTAGAATTCAATATATCCTCTAATTTATTCTTATAAAGATTTATTTCGTCTTGATTAAAATCTAACTTGACGTTCTTAATCCAATCGTAGCCTTTTGGTAGCAAGTCATCACTTAATAAAAAGATACTAGCAGTATGGCAGCAAGGAAACACCAGTCCTTCTGCGGATATGTATAAGTTTCTTTCTTCAATGGCATAGCACTTAATGCTGACAGAGTTTAAGTATTCTTCAGTCTTGTCCATGCGAACAAAATCAAGGCGCTGTCCTTGATGTTTGAACCTAGGATCGTCCGCAGGCGCTACAGCATTTTTAGAGTTTTGTGGTTGATTCAACAAGTCTCTATGTGATATCTTAATTTTAAAATTAGTAAACCCCATGTCCTTAGACATTTGTTCAGCAAGCTCTACTTGATGTTGATTATGTTTAAAAGGAATAAACTGCCAAGTAGATGTTGCACCAGTACTAATGTATGCCGCAGAATTTTCTATTAGCTTTTTCCATTTAACATCTACCCGATATATGTGATTAGTATCTTCTAAACCATCGATAGCAAAGATAACGTTGCCGTTAGTTCCTATAATATGTCCTAGTTGCTCCCACCATTGAGGACTTTGTACACTGCCGTTAGTGTACACTTCTAAAAACACATTAGGGTTTTGTTTTCGAAACCATTTAAGAATGCTTGGCAGTTCCTTATTCATAGCAGGTTCGCCAATGTTGCCGCTAAATGATGCAATATCTAACCCTGCTGCAACATCTTTAGGAAAGAACACATCAAAAAAACCTTCGCTTAGGTGTACTTGTTTAAAGAAACTGTAGTCGCCATTTTGGCTTTCTCTCATGCAATGTGGGCATTTGGCATTGCAGTAAGAGCTAGGTTCGATATCAAGTACTTTTAATGGGTTATCGTAGAAGCTCATATGGTGTAAGAACAACGTTAAACCCTTTAGAAAGTAATTCGTCTATATGCTTGTCTAAAATGTCCGGGTCGCAGTTTAACAGAACTTCTCTGTCATTTATTTTTTCAAACCCTGTTATCAAGTTATCTTTTATAGCACGATTAAAGAAAGACATCAATGTTGTGTATGACTCTTGTTTCCAATCAAAGTCGCCACCTTCTAACCTTAGCAAGTATCCGGGAGAAGTAAATGCAGGAAGTGCTACACGTATATTAAGGTGTATTCTTTCTCTGCCACCAAAGTTAGCAGCAACGTGCATTTTACTAGTATCCATTTTCCATAATTGACCGTCAGCTGGTAAATGATACATTTGATTGTCGTCTATGTCAATCAAATAAGCATGTGGGTTAGTTGTAATGGCTAAATGAATTCGATCATCTGGATCAGAGTGTGCTGTGTAGGATTCGGCTGAGTCTAGTTTTAACAAACGTGCTTCACCGGGATTGCCTAATACTTGCAAAATATCACCTATTGGTGTGCCTACAAATTCTGGTAAAGTTTTGTAAGGACCGTTTAGCAATTTTCCATCAGTGTAGTTAAGCACTAGTCGCTTGCCAAAATTGAGAGATTTAACTTGCTCAACAATTGGTGCAAGGTCGACTTTAATGTTCATTTTGGTTAGCATGAAATATTTATATGCTACTATTATTCATGTAAATAAAACGTGGAAAGAATCAAGGTAGCAACATCATACAGTGAGCAATGGCTAGAAACAGAACGGCCACAGCCTCTTGCAGATAACAAATTAGAATCACTAGTCCAAGAAGTACTATCTGGCAATCTAGATAAGGATATTACTGATAGTGTTTACACTAATTTTAAACACGAAGCAGCATCGTGGATACTAGGATCAAAATTTAACAACTTAATTGGCTTAGATAAATTTGACAGAGTTGATATTGTTAATGGCTGTACGCAGTT